AGCCGTATTTCCAGGCGTCGTGAAAGTTACTTGACACCTTTGGTAATACGTCCATTTTTTGATAGGTTGATTGCTTTGGGTTGTTTGCCCAAACCCACCGAATATAAGGTGAAATGGCCAGATTTGGAATCGCCTACTGAAATGGATGTGGCGGACATAGCAATGAAAAAGACTGATGCGTTTGCTAAATATGTGGCTGGTGGAGTAGATGCTTTACTCCCCCCACGCTCCTATTTAACCTCTATTCACCGGATGTCTGAGGCTGAGGTGAATATGATTGAGGGGGAACGAACCCAATATCAAGGTGATTTATTGGATGAGGATGAGGATGAAGATGAGGACAAAGGTGATAATGAGAAATGAGATTAGATAATTTAGGTAGAAGGCCCGCCAAGCGTTTTGAATTAATCCCCAAGCAACGGGCCTTCTACTTTTTGAAAGGATACGTATGACAACAACCATAAGACATGACCCTACAAGGACAACCTTGTTACAACGGAAATTCTTGGGGGAAATAAAACGCCGTTTCAATTGGTTGTATGTTCAGATATTGAAATGGTTGGTAGAGGAAGATTCATTGGGTTTGAAAAAACCCGAAAAGCCTTTGGTCCTTCATGCAACAGGGCATTATGCTTTTGCTACTAATCCTCAAAAGTTACAGATTTTCCAAAGTTGGTTGGCCAATCAAGTCAATGCTGGTATTTTGACCGTGTCTGGAAAGGGAATATATGGGCGACCATGGACATATGAATATATAGAATCTGCTTATCATCGGGGTATGACCAGGGCATACATTGATGCTAATAGGATTTTGTATGCATCGGCCCAACCAGATTTCTATTTGGGGAGTAGGGAACAATTTTTGAGGACGGCTTTTGCTCAACCGGAAATGATGAGTAAATTGCAATTGTTGGGTTCACGTTCATTTGAACAATTGAAGGGTATTACTGCTTCAATGAGTCAACAATTGAGTACTCATTTAATAAATGGATTGATGCATGGAGCGTCCCCATTACAGATTGCAAGGGAAATGAGAAAGTCCATAGGTAGTTTGTCCCGTACACGGGCCAGAATGATTGCCAGGACAGAAATAATTCATGCACATGCTGAGGGACAATTGGATTCATTTCAAATGTTGGGAGTAGATGAATTGGGATTGATGGCTGAATGGAGTACTGCGGGGGATGCTTTGGTTTGTGAAGAGTGTGGTGCGAGGGAAGGTGAGACATTTACTGTGGAAGAGGCAAGGGGGACAATACCACTTCATCCAAATTGTCGTTGTTGTTGGATACCATCAGAAATAAAAACGGAAAAACGGAAAAACGATAGGCAATAATATAGTATAATGGGAACGAGCCCAGCCGGTGGTGGCTTAGTAACTCCGGCGTGGAACAACAAGTAGAACCGTGGGTTCTACCAAGTGTCTCCTTTTCTAAGATGGGTGTGGGGCTATCCCTTGCCCCACACACCTTAAAAGTTTATATGCAGCAGAAGGTAGCAAGGTGGTCAGGGACGAGACTAATAGACTATTCAAGGATGATAACTTGCTACCTTCTTCTTCTTGATAAAAAGAGGTATTTTGGCCTGATTATTTAGGAAAGGAAATAAAAATGAAAAAAAATAGGTTGATATGTATGGTTTTGGCCGTTTTGGCATTGATGGTGGTTAGTACAATTATAGCACGTCCGTTTGGGGTGTGGTCAGTCCCGTCCATTGATCCAAATGTTGTTGAGATGCAATATGGGGGAACGGTGCGGATTGAGATTGTTGGGCAGACAATTCATCCGGCAGTGGAAGACCCAAATGTGTTGGTGCTAACGATTCGGTTACATGTTTCCGAATAGGCTATCTCGGCCCTCGGCGGCGGAATGCAGACGTGCAATCGAGCGTGTTGTGAAAGGCCACAGTGAACGGGATAAAATCCTGCCCACCAGACTGATATTTTAGAGCAAGGAGAATTAGACTATGATGAAAGACATAACTTTTATCGTGGCGGGTCATTCCGAATCAAGATTGGTATTCAGTCCTGGGCCAAATGCATGTGGACGTATAACAGATGGGATTTCACTGAAACACGGGGATAGGGGTGGTTGGGTGGTTGATTACAAAGACTTAAAAACTATGTATGAAATGGCTACCTCCGTAAGAAGAGCCAAGAAAACTAAAAAAGGAAAATGAACAAATGATTACTCGTAGAGCTCAGGGAAGGCCTTTACGAAATAAGTCCAATTTTTGGCATCCTGATTGTTGGGGGATGTTAGAGGCTGCAGAAAAGAAAGCCTGTAGAATTGTAGGAAAGGAGTGTGAGAAGGGTGAATTGATAGGCGTTGGTTGGTTTAAGATGTTGCGATATGCTAAAAATTTGGATGAGGCTAAAAAGTATGGGTATTTAGATTGTGCTTTTGCAATGGCACGATATTGGCAAAAGGAAAATGAGTTACAAATCCATAAAGAAATTGAAGAACAAGTTACCACAGATGATGCTACTCTTATCGAATTGCGGGATTGTGTGTCAGCAGAGGATTTTGTTCTTCTTTATGATAAGTACATATGCCAGTTGTCGGTGTTAGAGTTGACTCGAAAGTATTGTGTCTCGAAAGAGACTATTCGTAAGCGGGTTAATCAAATAGTTAATAAAATTAAAGATTTTACAGTGGTACATTGAATAAGGAAATCCTGCTGAATTTTTTGAAAAGGAGAATAGAATGAGCGACATAACCATATTGTTGTTGCCCCTAAGTATAGGTGTTGCAATAAGTATAGTAATATTTATTATCTGGTGGTTGGCATCTCGACCAGAATAACAGTCTGGCGGCGGCAAGACCGGAAAATTGCCGATGGATTTTGACCTGCCAATGAAGCGTCAAAACGGTCGAATCCTGCCCGCCAGACTTATTTTTGAAAAGGAGAAAATGAAATGTACGAGGTTAGAATAGTGCTTATTAAAGATGCCGGTACAGACTGCGAACAAGAGATTCGTCGGCGTTTTCTTGTATATTATGATGCCAAAACCGATGCAATTCGAGCATTTGAAAATGTTTGCAAAGCATCAAAAGTCATGCTCGAAATTATGAAGTAAATAACAGTCTGGTGGCGGCGTGGTCAGTGGCGATGGACAGTGGCAGGTCTGAGCCTATTAGCGCAAACTACGCATAATGCACCTGCCCGCCAGACTGATATTTTTGCAATGATTAGAAAATTTTTTAATTAATTATTTCCCCCGTAAGTTCAATAATGGCAAAGAGATAAAGCACTTCACTTCCTTATTTTCCTAAAATTCCATTCCTATTTTTCAAAATTCTCTTGACTTTATCTTTGTTGATATATACTTTTATAGCAAGGGTAAGGGGATTGCCCGATAATAAGTTTTTGTTTTGGTGTTTTTGAATGCCAACTCATTCGGGTAAAGATGCAAAGGGTTGCTTCCAGCAGTGGGGTGGGCACGGCAAAAAGTATTATTATACTTGTGGAGATGATGCCGCCCGTAGTAGAGCTACTAAAAAAGCTAATGCTCAAGGTCGTGCTGCTCATGCAGCGGGTTATGTAGGGAATCTGCAACAAGGAGCGAATAAAATGTTTCAATACATTGTCACTAATTTGAAACCTGTTGTGCGGCATGATTCGATGGAGGATAGGGATTGGTTGGTGGGGCCGGTACAAATGATAACGGAAGGGGTTCATAATGGTAGTGATGGGCCCATATTCTATCCAGCTGCTGAATTGGCTAAAATGACAGCTGTATGGAATCACAAACCTGTAGTGGTTTATCATCCACAACGGAATGGGATAGGTGTGTCGGCTTGTGACCCTGTAGAATTGACTGCACGGAAAATTGGGGTGTTGATGAAAACTACTTTCAATGATGAAAGTAAAAAGTTGGGGGCAGAAGCATGGTTGGACCCATCCCGTATAAGAACAGTGGATAATAGGGTGGCTGAGGCGATAGAGAATAATGAGGTGATGGAAGTCTCAACCGGCTTGTTTATGGATTTGGAGCGGACACCAGGCGAATGGAATGGGGAGAGTTACATCGGGACAGCCCGTAATATACAACCAGACCATTTGGCTGTGTTGCCAGATTTGAAGGGTGCTTGCTCGATAGCAGATGGGGCAGGATTATTGAGGATGAATCAATCTGGGGATGATTTGATTATTATAGAGAATGATGTGGATGTTACGGAAGAATACATCCGTATGCAACAAAAAGAACCAGGTCCTTTTGTTGAGGGTAGTTTCAAAACGATTTGGCTTAATAAGCTCAAAGGCATCAAAGTTGTGATAGGAAATGTGAAGGGGGAGGGTAATACCATTGTGCAAGCCTATTTGTTTAAGAGGGATAAGTGGGATTTTGGCAAAGCCCAAACTTGGGTGGCTAAGTACAAGGGTGTAACTAATGTTTCAACTATCATAATGAATGAGATAAGTTATGATTCTGTACAAACCTTGTTGCGGGGGGCTTTAATAGCTAAAGAGGATAATGCGTGGATAACTGATGTGTTTGATACTTATTTCATCTATGAAAAGGATGGTAAATTGTACCGACAAAATTACAAGATAGATAAAGGTCAGGTGCGGTTGGAAGGTTTGTCGGTAAGTGTTGAGCGTCAGGTTACATATAAAGAAATAACATTGTCAACAAACAAAGAAAATCCTATTTTGAAAGGTAAGAAGATGGACAAAGAGAAAATTGTAAATGAACTCATAGAAAACGAAAGGACATCGTGGACTGAGGAGCATCGGTCAGTGTTGATGGCTCTCGATGAAGTGGTGCTAACGAATATGCACGCAGATGTGGCCGAGTTGACCAAGTCCCCCGATGTCAACAAGCCGGAAGACAAACCAAATCCGGCTGCCCCGCTGCCCGTAGCTAATGCTCAACCGGCAGCCGCTCCGAAGGCAATGACTGAAGATGAGTATATTGCCAATGCTCCCCTTACATTGAGGGAAGGGATGCTTGAGGCGAAAAGGACGGCGGCAGAGGTTCGTAAGAATCTCATTGAAGCCATCACAGCGAACAAACGCAACATATTTACCAAAGAGTATTTGGCAACGAAAAGTGTTGAAGATTTGCGGGGTATTGCAAACCTGGCTACTGAGGAAAATATAGCACCCAGAACGATTCCCATTTTCCTCGGTCAGAATGGTGCGGGGACAGATGATAAGCCGGTTGAACCATTGGCTTTGCCCACGATGAATTTTGACAAGAAAGCAAGTTAATTCTTTCATTTATTCATCTGAGTAGAAAAAGTAAATAAAAATCAGTAAATATACTTGTTGAAAGGATAGCAGAATGGCATATCGTAGAATACATAACAAAGGTGATTGGCGACATGAAGAGGCGGTGGCTGCTGGTACCATTAAGCCTGGAATGATTTTGGAAATGACTACAGATGGCGAAGTACAAGCTCATTCCAATGAAGGTGGCCGACACGGGCGTATGGTAGCTGTGGAAGATGCTTTGCAGGGTAATGGGGTTGATACAGATTATTCTGAAGATGACATCGTTTCCATTGCCGTGATGTCACCAGGTTCAGTTTTTAACCTGTTGATGCTTGCGGGAGAGACTGGTAGCCCTGGGCAAGAGGTGGCCAGTGATGGTACAGGACATGTTATTCTTGTGTCCAATTTGTCCACTTCAACTGAATTGGACAATATAGTTGGTCACATTGATGCCTCTGAAGCAGAATTTGATGCATTGGAAGAAGACACACTCAAGGCCATCCAGATTGCATAAATCAGATTGTACAAAAGGATATCAACAGAAAAAATAACAAAAAATAATAAAAACTAATTGAAAGGAGCTTTAGAATGCAAAATGCTCAAATAGATTTTATCCTCAATGGCATGTCCAGCAATCCAGACATGGCATCTAAATTGATGGCATGTAATATGGACCCAGGTGTACTGCGTCCGTATATTGCGGAGAATGGACAATCCTATGTTACCGTTTATCGAAACGGTAAATTGGAAGCAATCCGCACCAATACACAGGCCACATTGACAAAAGAAGCATGGCTACATTTGGACACCCAGGTTCTTCGGGCAGCCAGAAATCGTCTGCGGGTTGTAGCTGATTTGCGTGGGTCTGGATTGACTTATGGTGTGCCTAATGGTATGGGTACAACCGTATTGGAATATCAAAAGATGAGTGACATCAACGATGCCACCATTAGTATGGATGGTTTGCGGTTGGGTGCGGATGATAGGCCGGTCTTTGAATCGGCTTTCTTGCCCCTTCCAATCATCCATAAGGATTTCCAATTCTCGCTGCGACAGATTCAAACCTCGCGTCAGTCTGGCGCTCCGCTCGATACTACGATGGGTGAATTGGCTGGTCGTAAGGTTGCTGAGATGGTTGAAAAGCTCACGTTGGGCCGTCTATCTTCCTATGCTTATGGTGGTGGGACGATTTATGGGATGGCTAATTTTACAAGCAGACTCACAGACACTATTACATCCCCCACTGCTACTGGTTGGACGGCTGCTACACATCTGGTTGAAATCCTGGCAATGAAGCAGACCGCTCAAGATGCTAAACATTATGGGCCATTTGTCCTGTATTATTCCTCAGCGTGGGATAAGTATTTGGATGATGATTTCAACACCAATTATCCCAACAAGACATTGCGGAATAGAATTAAGGAAATCGACGGTATTTCCGATGTTCGTACACTGGATTATCTGGATACAGCAGACAGCACATACAATGTGATTTTGCTTGAAATGGATAGTAGCACCATCCGTATGGTTATTGGGATGGATATAATGACCTTGGAATGGGACACCCATGGTGGTTTGTTGAAGAATTTCAAGGTGATGTGTATTATCATCCCGCAACTTCGGGCAGACATTGATGGTAATACTGGCATCGTCCACGGTAGCACCAGCTAAAAATAGGGCTAAGTATTGTTAGGTTGGATTGGTTTTTAACCTATGAAAAAATAGGAAAGGACAAATTATGTATTTTCAGTTACTACATGGAATCCATACTGAGTTGGGAAAAAAATACCAAACAGTGATGGGTAGAAACGAACAGGGCGAAAGGATTTACCTTGAGCAGCCTGTAGTTGAATCAAAACAGGATTTGGTAGCCTTGTTTGGTTCTAATAAATTTCGGCGTTTGACAGATAAGGAAGCAGAAAGCCTCCTCCCGAAAGCGGATACAACCTTGGGACAAACGGCCCTCACGGGAGCGTGTCCCAAGGAATCCGCCGTTGCGGAAGCAGTTAAGCAAGGTGCTGTGGATATTATTAATCTTCCTGGCAAGGATGTCACTCTGAAATTTACACGTGCTCGTGCATTGGGTTTGCATATACTGTATAAAGACCACAAGTACACTATTACTGATAAGGAAGGGAAAGTCTTGACCACAAATGGGCCTATATTACGGTCTCAGGTGAATGATTTTATTACCGAGCGTCTGGAGTGAAATATGGTCAATTGGTGGAATCCAGAGCCAATTTGGCAAGGTCAAGATGCTTTTATCATAGGTGGTGGCCCATCACTTCGTAACTTTGATTGGGAATTGTTACGGGATGAGAATACGATAGGTTGCAACAACGCCTTTCGTTTGGGGCCTGAGATTTGCAAGGTATGTGTTTTTGTTGACCGCAAATTTCTATACGATGGTAAAAAGCCAAGAGTTGGTGTATATGAAGAGCTTGCCAAATTTACTGGTCCTGTTGTTACTAATTGCAACCAGTTGATAGGATGCAATGAACCGTGGATTAAGATTATGCAACGACAAACACGTGGCCTTCATCGTGATGCTTTAGGATATAATGCCAGCTCTGGTGCCACGGCTATCAATTTGGCTTTATTGTTCGGTGCAAATAACATATATCTGCTTGGTTTTGATATGCACCTTGACGATAATAATAATCCTAACTGGCACAATTTTCAGATAGACAAACCATCTAAAGATGTATATGCCAGAATGTTGGTAGCGTTTGGTTATGTTAATAGGGATTTGAAGGAAAAGTTTCCAAATTGTTCAGTAGTAAATGTGACAGATGATAGTAGTTTGATTGTATTTCCAAAAATTGGAACAAAAGAATTTTGGGCTAAGCATCAAAGGGTTGTAAAAGATGACGAACCTAAAGATGCACAGAAAGGAAGTGAATTATGCGGCGTTGTTATTTAATGATGGTTATACTTATGATTTCTCTGCTTATTGGTGGTTGTGGTACAGACAGTAGAGAACGGTTGGACTTGCTTGAAGGTATTGTGGCAAAAGCTAACGAAGCCTCGACCGCGATGACTGAGCAGTTGACAACCTTGCGGCAAGGGATGATTGAAATGCAGACGGTATTGGCAGACCCAAATTTGGCCTTGCCTGAACGGGAGAAGATTCAAGCATTACTTACTAATGCTATAGCTCAGGCTACGGTTGTGGCCGAGAAGAAGGCACAGATTGATGCCCAGATAAATATATGGCAAGCCAAACTCCTTGAACTTAAAGACAAAGACGTAACCTATGCCGATGAGTTAATTCTGTATGGTCAAGCGGCTTCTCAGGTTGGTCCCCTGATACCAGCTCCCGTTGGCCCTTTGATAACGCTGGGGGGTATTCTTGCTGGAACAATAGGGACTATTCTTGCCAAGCGGGCAAAGAAAGTGAGCTCCGGCCTTGTTCATTCTGTAAATACTCTGTTGGCCAATCCGGTTGTAACTGATGTGGTGGTAGCAAAAGCGATTCTCCAGGAATCACAGGAAACATCGGGTGTGAGGGAATCTGTCCGCAAGTTAATGTAAGAGGAAATTATTATGGCAGTGAGAACAACGGCTGAAGCTGTGGGTGGAATTATTGAGGTGGATGCCACAATAAGTTTAACTCCATTTATTGAAGTAGCTAATGCTTTAGTTACCGAACATTGTAGTACAGATGATTATGATGCTACGCGGCTGGAATTAATAGGATTTTAATGGCCAACAATCATATAAAACATCATACTGATATTTGGATAGCAAGAAGGGCAGCCTCTTTACGGGGTAAAAAGAGAACTCCAGAACAGAAAAGAAAAATGAGTAAGGCCCAGAAAATTCGATTTCAAACTATGCCCCCAAGTAAAACATTTGGAAGAATACCATCTGTAGATGAGCGGAGGCGTATTAGTGAAGGTCTCAAAGGACACATAACTTCAAATGAGACGAAAAGGAAAATTAGTAATTCGCTTATGGGACATCCTGGAGCAAATAAAGGTGGTCATCTTACTGAGAAACAAAAAGCAAAATTGAGGAAAGTTGCAATAAAACGAATTCAGGCAGGACATAGTAATAATGGACGAGGAAGGGGTGGTTGGTTTTATTCTCAAAAGAATCAAAAGAAGCTACATTATCGTTCCCACCTTGAACGGGATTGGTATATGCTTTTAGAAAAGCAATCTACGGTTATGAAATATAAAACAGAACCTGTTGCTATTTCTTATGTATGGAAGAAAATCATTCACGTTTATATACCAGACCTTCTCGTTTATTATGCAAATGGTAAAGTGGATTTGATAGAATTGAAACCTGAATTTGCTTGGAATAATCCTCAAAACAAAGCCAAATGGTTAGCAGCAAAAGTATGGTGTGAAAAAAGACGAAAGCGAATTAGACAGTTTAAGGTTTATGGATATAACCGTTTGAGGAGATTAGCATGAGTATATCTGTAACATCTGATGATGTGGAAGCAATTATTGAGGTAGATGCTACCATAAATTTGGCCCCATTTATTGCTGCTGCAGTAGTATTGGTCACCGAGCATTGTAGTACGGACGATTATGACGACACTCGATTAAATATGATAGCTGTTTGGCTTTCAGCCCACTTTTATGCTCAAAGGGATGTTCGGGTAACGCAAGAAAAAGGTGGGCCGGTTAGTGAAAGTTTTGAAAGTGTAATTGCACTTGGTTTTGACAACACACGTTACGGCCAAATGGTGATGAGATTAGATAGTGCTGGTGGATTGTCAGCACTAAATGTACAAGCCAAACACGGGGCAAAAATTACAGCGGGTATCTCCTGGTTAGGTACTGATTTAGAGGATGAAGAGGAATAATTAATGATAAATAATTTGTTAGCTCAAAGTGATTCTATAACCCAAGTGGGTGTGGGAAGTATTATCGCCATTCTTGTGGTGAAAGAGGCGTTTGCTTTTGCTTCTAAACGTAATAGTAAGGATGTTAATGAAAATCAATCGGGTATTCGAGAAGAAGTTTTACATCTTCAAAGAACCGTTCAATTCAAAGATACTTGTACAGAAACAGTGAAGAGATTTGATTCAACTTTGAATTTGTTAGAAAAGAAAGTTGATGCTGGATTTGCAAGTGTTAAAGAATTGATAGTGAACAAACGTCCAAAAGGATAAATTATGTCTATCCTAACCAGAATGTTGAAACAGACGGCAGTATATTGGCCATTAGCCTCTGAAGAAACTGGTGGGCAGGCTGTGGACGATTATGGACAAACTGTTTATGGTGATGCTGTTGAGATAGATTGTAGGTGGGATGATGAAATGGTTGAGGTGTTAGATGCTCAAGATAATGTTTTTATTTCACGGGCTAAAGTGTATGTTGACAGGGATGTTTCTATTGGTGGGGTGTTGATGTTAGGTACTTTGGATGATGTAGTATATTTGGATGACCCAAAAGCAAATGATGGGGCTTATGAAATTAGAGCATTTTTGAAAAATCCAAATTTCAAGGCCACTGAATTTTTGAGGACGGCTGTATTATAATGCTTGTAGTGAAAGTAGAAGGTGTTCAGCAGGTTTTGAATCGACTGAAAAATGTTGATAGGAGACTTGCTGGACGGGTTGAATCTGGATTGAAGAAATGTGGATTATATTTGTTTAGGGAATCCCAAAAAATAGTACCAGTACAATTGGGGATATTAAAATCTACTGGTAATACCCGTAAAGTATCTGGGGTGGGTTTTTCTACGGATGTTGTGGTAAGTTATGGTTCAGGACTTGATTATGCTGTAACCGTTCATGAAAATCCATATTTGGCTCATGGGGAAGAATTCAATATCAAGCATGCAGCTGAAATCGCGGCAGCGGGTAAAATGGTTCAACTCAAAAGTGGACGGACAAAATGGAAGCCTTTGACGGCAGCGGGTACGGCAGCTGGTGGTATGTTTCCACGTAAGAAAGAGGAGCAATATAAGTTTTTGGAAAGGCCGATGAGGGAGGGGAGGGATGCTTTGTTGAGAATACTTAGAAATGAAAGTTTGTTGAAATAGTGTTGAACGAAAGGAGTTCAAATGAGTGCAAGTGATTATTTGGAAAATAAAATTCTGGAGCATATTGTAGGTAAAACATCTTTTCCAATGCCTACGGCTTATATAGCACTTTGTGATGCTGACCCAAGTGAAGCAGGTTCTGGTGCTTACATTTCGGAAGTACCTAATAGCGGTTCTTATGCCCGTGTGGCTACCGCAGGTGGTGATTGGAATGCCGCAGCTGGTGGACAAATTGATAATGCTAATCCAATTACATTTCCAAAAGCTACAGATTCATGGGGTACGGTGACACATTTTGCTATTATGACCAGTGGTAGTTACAATGGTGGTTATATGCTGGCCTATGGTGAGTTGACTACGCCGAAAGCAATAGATAATGGTGACACTGCTCAGTTCGATGCTGGTGACCTTGCTATAACTTGTACATAATATCGTGTTTGTCCAGAAGATGTAAATGGCGATTGAAGATTTTACTACTTATACCGAAGTTGATGAAGGGGCGGATATATCCGTTGCTGCCGCGAAGATTAACTATACTGAACTTCCAAGAAACGTAACCTCCTACGTCTATAAAGATAAGGGAGCAGGTTACTTTTCCGGTGACTTCGAGCATAAGTTTTCATTCAAAATAACAGCAGTAAATACAGGGACGGCTGTTCCGACAACGTCCGTATGGCTGCTTTCTAATGACTTAAATGATACTTGCCATTTAGGTAGTACAAGTAAATCTTTTGTGCATTTTTACGTTCGATGGAACAGTGGGGGTGATGATTATTTTCTATTAAGAGTTATGGAAGATGGTGTTAATGTAGGTTCAGACCCTTATTATGGTTGGAGTCTGAATGTAGAATACTTTATACGAATAACAAGGGATGATGATGGTGGAGCTACTAATAAGGGCAGGTACACCGCCTATATTGCCACTACCAACTATGATGATGATGGCGGCGATTTAGTCGATACATTGATAGCGGATAGTTCCGCACAACAAAATGATTTTAGGTATATTCATGGCCTAAATAGTTACGACGACGGTGTAACCAACTGGATGACAGGCTACGTCCAGAACCTTGACCTATTACCCACCATTGATTTAATTGCAGATATAGATATTGGGTTGAGTTGTTCTGGCGATTTATCTTGTCAAAAAACAGTAATTGGTTCTACACCTATTACCATTTCTTCATCGGCTGTATCTTCAATAGAACGGGAAATTGATGGACAAATCAACGTAGCAATATCTGCTACGGGTGTGTTGAATCGCATCACCAAATTACAAGGACAAGCAGATATAGATTTGGGTGCTAATGCCAGTTTGTCCATTGAACGAAATTTGATAGGTGAATCAATTGTAGCAATTTCAACAAATGGAACAATGAAAGCAAGTGTTCCACTTGTAGGAATGTCGGTTATTGGATTGGTTATTTCCGGTTCACTTTTAGTAGCTAAAAATATAGTTGGTGTGGTTAGTATTGCTACGGAAAGCGTTGGCAATCTTGAAATTGAAAGAAAACTAACAGGACAAATAGATATATCCGTTACAAATGTTGGTGATTTGGTAGCAGGTCAAATTCAACCCCTTGTCGGAATGTCGGTTATTGGGATAGATTGTCTTGGGGATTTAATTCGTCAACGGGGTGTATTAACTATAACTCAAATTCAAATAGAAACTTTAGGAGAAATTTCCAGGGATAGGAGCTTGACGGGGGCTTCTCCTGTAGATATAATAGTTTCTGGTGTAATGAATTCAACACGACTGTTGACAGGTTCGATAGATATTTTAACCTCAGTTATAGGACGAATGGTTGTATATCAGGTTTTACATGGTTCAATAATGATAGAAATAGAAACAAATGGTGCGTTGATATTGCTTGCGAGGCCAAAACCTGGATGGTTGGTGGGGGTGAATACAGGTTCATTAAATTCGGTGGTTATGAGATTATAAATGCCAGTAATAAAGAACATAGCACACGACATACCTTTTGCTTTGGTTAATGCATTAGGTGGTCAACCCAAGACCGGAGCAACGGTAACAGCTTATCGTTGCTTAGATGGTGGGGTTCAAGAAGCTGTTGAGGGGACAATATCTGAGCTTGGTAATGGTCAATATCTGTTTGCGGGGGTGGCTGGTGATTTCAACGCCAATTTTACAGCAGGATTTTTGTTTGTGGCTACTGGTGCTGTGCCCGTCCATATCTTAATGCAAATGCAATTTTTCAGACCAGATATATCTTATGATATACCTTTCTTATTGATTAATGTTGATGATAGTTTGGGCTTGATAGGGGCATTACCAACAGCATACCGTTGTTTGGATGGTGGGGTTCAAGAGAGTGTAAGTGGTGATTTTGTAGAGTTGGGTAATGGACAATATGTTTTTCGGGCAGAGGAAGAAGATTTTGATGCAAATGATATTGTAGGATTTATGATAACAGCTACTAATGCTGTCCCAGTACATTTGGTGATTGATTTGCTTGAATCCTATGATGTAGTAGGTGAATCCCCTGCTGCTGTGGTGGCTACATACCTAACGGGTGTGGCATTGATGACAGTACCATCTTCCGCAGGGGATTGGCCCCTTTATATTTCTTATTTACGGGATGAGCAAGGGGTAAAGGATAATGCAGGGGCAATTTATAATACTACCCCTGTCAAAGATGGACGGTGGATGGTGGATGGTTCTATTTTACAACACTATGGCATTCAGATAATTCTCCGAGCTTTGACGGAAGAAACGGGATGGGCTAAATGTAACATACTTGCCAACCAACTTGATTCTGTAGTGAATGTAGATGTAATAAAAGATGGTTCAACTTATCGGTTGCATAATATATCGAGAATGGGTGGTGTTAATGTGTTGGGGGAGGAAATGACAACAAAACGACGTAAAATGTTTTCGATGAATTTTCTGGTCTCGTTGACCAAACTTTGAAAGGAGTAATATAATGAGTTATTTGACTGATGGACATCCTACTACTATCACATTCGATGCTTTGGGTTCAGGAGTGACGCTTCTTTTGAAAGAAACATCTGTCACCCCTCCAGGCATTGATGGTGGTGGGCCAAATGTAACTACTACAATGCGGAACACTGTGTGGAGGACTAAGCAGCCAAAAGCATTGGTTGAATTGACCGATGCATCCTGTACTTTCCAATATGACCCTGCTATCTACGACCAGATACTTTCCATTGTTAATGTGAATGGAATTATCCTCGTCGAGTTCTCTGATGGTTCAACATTGGAATTTTACGGGTGGCTCAACAACTTCACTCCTGGTGAGTGTGTTGAAGGTACTATGCCAACGGCTACTGGTACGATTCATTGTAGCAATCAAGATAATGATGGTAATGAGATTGCACCAGATTATGAGGTAGCTGCATAGGATGCGATTTAAGGGCCGATTTTCGGTTAAGGGTAATATCCCCTACGTTTTAGGGTAATCGCAAGCCCCGCCTTGCGATAGACAGCTTGTTTTACTTGTTAAAGTATAAGTTAGACTGTAGGAAAGGACTTTGATATGGGCAATTTAGTATTTCAAACCAGTTTGAAAGAACTGTCTGTCACAATTGATGATAAGACTTATGTGCTCCGTGAGCTTAACGGTGCGGGACAGAAAAAGTGGCGTGAGGCACTTGGTGGTAAGGTGTCTGTTGGTGGGGATGGTAAATTGATGCTTACTGATATGAACATCGTTACACCAGAGCTTCACCTTTTGCCATTGTGTTTGTTTGATGAATCTGGCAAATCCGTCCCCCTTAGCGTAGTACAAACCTGGCCAGCTACTATGTTATCTGGTTTGTTTGATGCGGCTCAGGAGTTGAGCGGTCTAAATAAGAAAGGTCAAGAAAAGCAAGAAATTGAAGCAAAAAACTCCTGAACAGCGACGAGCTTGGTTGGTTAAAGCTCGCCGCCCGTTTGGGTATGTCTTTGGATAGAGTGAAGGTGGAAACATCGGCTTCTCAGTTTGTTTTATGGATGAAGTTTTTTGAATGGGAAACAAATGCTTTCGACGTCACCAGATGTTATTTAGCTCAAATTGCAGCTGAGATAAGACGTGGTAATGTAAAAGAACCGCGAAATGTAAAAGTGGCCGATTTCATTATGAAATTTGAACCACCGAGGAAAGAATCAGAACAAAAGGAATCTGCTATGGTAGCTCAAACAAAAGCTAATCGTACAAAAGCATTCTTTTTTGCCTTGACTGGATTAGTTGGTAAGAGAAAGAAAAGGGGGGAGAAATGACAGGGCTTGATTTAGGTAATTTGGTAGCTCATTTACGAGTGGATGCCACCCAATGGCAAAATACTTTAGATTCAGTCAAATCCCGTTTTCAAAGATTGGGCCATGATTTGGAAAGTCTTGGACGCCGGTTAAGTATTTCTGTAACTGCCCCTTTGACTGGGATGGTAAAATCTTACGCCAGCTTTCAAGATGCTATGACCAAAGCCTTTGCTATGTTTGGGAATTTGTCGGATGAAATGAAAGAAAAGATGACAAGGAATGCGGAGGAAATATCTTTACGTTCATCCATGACAGCTACTGAGTTGGCTGAGGGTTATCGTCATTTGGGTTCAGCGGGATTTGATGCTGTGCAATCGTTGAATTTGCTTAGCTTGGCAGAGAGATTTGCTGTGGCAGGTTCTTTTGACCTTGGCAGAGCTACTGTTTTTATGGCAGATTCACTCAGAGCTTTGGGATTGTCCACAGATGACCCCATTCAGACTTTGAAAAATATAAGACGTGTTACAGATAATTTCTCTCAGGCTAACATTATGGCCAGCGGTGAAATTTTTCAGTTTGCTAAGGCTTTAACAGAAGAATCTGGACAAGCTATGAAAGTTTGGGGGATACAATTGGAAGAGGGTATGGCTGTGTTGGCTGCTTATCATGCCCAGAATATGAAGGGTGAGGAGGCTGGTACAGCTTTTGGGCGTATGTTACGGCTTATGACCCAAGGCTTTCGTGAAAATAGATTGGCTTGGGACGAATTGGGTGTATCTGTTTTTAATGCTGAAGGGGAATTTCGTAATCTGTTTGATATTTTAGATGATTTGACTAAAATATCCGAAAAGTTATCTACGGAAGATATTGGGAAAATGTTCAAAGCCTTGGGTTTTGAAGCCCGTTCGCAACAAGTCATTATGCCCCTGTTGGGTAAAGCAGACATGATGCGTAAATTTTATGAGCAATTGATGAAAGCTACAGAAGGGACGGGAAAAACAGCAGAAATAGCTGCTATAAATTTAAGCTCCTTCAAAGAACAATTAGTAATGATATGGCATCATGTTACTTGGTTAAGCCGTGATGTAGGTAGATTATTAGCACCGTCCATTGAGAAAGTGGCTGATTATCTTAAGACACTGAGCCGTGTGTGGTTTGGAATGGATGAGAGTATGAGGAGTAGTATTGTTAAATGGGCGGCAATTATAGGGGTGCTTGGGCCTGCTTTAATTACTATGGTAATGGCTGTCAAAATTTTTGGTATGCTTGGTGTTGTTGTTCTTGGACTTTTGAATCCCTTCACACTTTTGATTGTTTTGGCTTATACATTTCGGGCAGCTTGGAATGGTTCTTTTTCGGAGCTCAAAGATTCTATTCTTGGATTGGAAGTAGTTTTTCAACATCTCTACACTTGGTTGGGTGATCAGACTGCGGCATTTTTGGATTGGTTCAAGAATGCTTGGAAACAGGCTAATGAGGAAATAGCTAAGGGCCAAGCAGGTTTTTGGAAATATCCAATCAATTATATGGTAGCGGAAGGTTCAAAACAATTGAAAGAATTTATTCCTGATTTAGTGGCTACTGGGGCTGCGGCAGAGCGTTTGTGGAATATGACAAATCAGGAATTTTGGGATAGCAGTATTGTGGAGAGAATGGCAGCGGCTTTTGTGGAATCCAGAGATGCAATTGGACCTTTGAAAGAGGATATAAAGGGGGTGGGTGTTGTAGTTGCTGATACTTTCAAAAAAATCCCTACCTATGCTGAGGCTACCGTTTTGGCGGTAAAAGAACGGGCAAAAATGCTTGGTACAGACATAGCCACCCAATTTGAAAAAGATTTTAAGGCTATGAGTACACAATTAGATACTTTTGTGGGTAAGTATGTAGAAAAAGGCACAGCCATAACGGTGGAGCAGGAAATACAAAAAAATATAGATGCTATCGAAACTCAATTGGAAAAAATTGGATTGGAGAGGGGGGGTGAAAAAGGGGATTTGTCATCTTTAAGAGATAATCAACGAGAATTAAATAGAATGATAGATGCTCTCAAAAATGAATATACCCAGTTAGGAAAAACAAATGAAGCACGGGAGAGAGCTGCAGCCATATTAGAATTTGAAACAAAGGCAACCGATGCTTATGGTGGGGAAATAGAAAGGCGAACAGAAAAAGTAAAAGAATATACAGAGGCTTTGGATAAACTACTAAAAGGCCGCAGGGGGATAGCAGCATTTCATTCGACTATGGGCGAGTGGGCCAGTGATGCACAAAATATCTGGCAGAATTTGGGTGATATAATGGTAAGCACTTTTGATAGGGCGAGTAAAAGTTTGACGGATATGATAATGGAAGGTAAGGGCAATTTCCAAGATTTTGCCCGTGCAATTATAGCAGATTTATTGCAAATGATGATACGTTGGCAAATGGCTGCTGCGATGACATCCTTTTTCCCAGGATTTTTTGGTGGGATGGGTGCAGTTAAAACCGCACCGATTGGTGACATAAATCCTGCAATGGCTGGTGTAGCTCATAAGGGTATCTCAGTAGATTATCTCCCACGCTTGCACAGTGGTTTTCGTCCAGATGAATTCCCTGCTATCATTCAACGGGGAGAACAAATCATACCTAAATATGATGCAAATAAATCCCGTACTCCTTCAGTAGTCATTAATAATAACACTGGGCAAAATATCAAGCAAAGTGGTTCACCAAAATTTGATGGTAAGCAATGGGTGGTTACATTGGTGACGGACACGGTAATAAATGATTTGGTAAGCAACGGCCCAATAAGACAAGTAATGGGAGGAACGAAAAACAATGGCTGATTTTCCTTCATTATCCAGGGGAGTATCTATTCAGGGATATATTGAAACCAGGGTGTTTGATCCAACTTTGCGTACTACGCCTGAAGATGGCAAAATTATGACACGGGGTAGGGTTACATTAGCCAAAAAGAAATTTGAATTTAATGTTGATAAGATGGGGGAGGAAGATAAGACTTTGTTGGAGATTTTTGAGGAGGTTACGGTCAAAGTAGGTGGTGAGACTTTCAATTGGACACGAAATAAACAGGGAGTGGAGGATGTGTTTGTAGTCCGGTTTGCTCAACCTATAGAATATAGATTGGATGAGGAAGACCCAACTTTATGGTCTGCTCATATTGTAATGGAGGAAGATTGAGTTGAAAGAATTACCAACCAGTTTAATTGCAAAAAAGAACTTGCGTTCAACAACATCTTGTTGGTTACCTTTTCTTGATATTACTTTACCAGATGATACAGAGTTTCATTTGGTACGGAATAATGAAGATTTAGTGAGGGGAGGAACGGGGGGGATTCTTTATACGGCTATGAATTTTTCTCTTGAGATGATGACCGAATCGAGCAAGGGGGATATACCTACATTGACATTACATGTGACTAATGTAACAAGATTACTTGAGTCTAAGTTGGAGGAATTTGATGGTGGTATAGGAAGTATGGTCAAAATTACTATTGTAAACAGTGATTTATTGGATGAAGATTATACTGAATTGGAGATGGAGTATGAGGTGCTTAGTTGCATTACTACTAACTCTCGTGTCTCCTTTGGTTTGGGTTCACCCAGTTTGTTACGGCAACAATTTCCATCACGTAAATTTACGGCTCTTCATTGTGCATTCATATTTCAAGGTGTGGAATGTGGGTATGAAGGTACACAAGCAACTTGTGAGAAAACGCTGGCGGCGTGCCGCGATTACGGCAACACCACCCGCTTCGGCGGCTTTCCAGGGATGCGGTCAGGGACGGTGCGGATTGTATGATAAAAATATAAAAAGCGATTTGGTATTTGATGATTTGTTAGGCAAACCCTTTCGATTAGGTGGTCGTGGGCCTAATGATTATGATTGTTGGGGATTATGTTTGGAATTGGGCAGACGTGTGGGTTTAGCTTTTCCAAACGATTTCACACCCAGCAAAGTATGTGATCAAGATGCTTTAATCCGATTACATGCGGATGAGGATTTTGAACGATTAGAAAAACCTGAACCATTTTGTGTTGTCACTTTTCGTATCAATCAACCATATGTTGACCATTGTGGCTTTGTATTACCTGATGTTAATTATTTTCTTCATACGATGTGGGGGCACAACGTAATGAAACAAAGAATGGACCATCGAATTTTAGGTCCAAAACGGGAAGGATTTTATCGGCTGATATGCAGATAGTTAATATAAACAATCCATTTCAACGACACTTGCGTGAAGTGAGAGAAATCCCATTTGCTAATCAACCCCTTAGTGAAATAATACGGGAGCATCTAACCATAATTGAGAAAAAATATGGTTTGGTTATGCCCTTTCCGGATGCTATAGATTCATTACAAGTTACGGTAAATGGCCTTATAATTCCACCAAGTTTTTGGGATTCGTATAAAGTGAGGGAGAAAGATTGTATAGTTATTATGCCCATTGTTGCTAAAGGCGGAGATACAAAACAAATACTTAACATGGTCATAATGATAGCAGCTATGGTAGTTATTGGACCGAGTGGGCCTTTTGTAACAGGGACACTTGGGCTCACTGCGGGTTCTACTGCTGCCTTTGTAGTTGGTGTTGGGATGATTATTGGCACAGGCCTCTTGCTTTCAGCTTTGACACCTTCACCAAAGATGGACACTTCAGATACAGGCAACTCCCAAGTTTATGGGTGGTCCCCTCATTCCGCCCAACAGCAGGGAATTGTAGTGCCACGATTTTATGGCACCAATAAATTGTGGGGTAACATAATAGCAGTCCACACGCAACCGGATGATGCCGATGATACCAAAGAAATTGTACAAATGCTTGTGGCTCTGGGTCAAGGCCCAGTTGAAGGTATTGTAGCGGGCAGTATTCAAATCAATGACCAACCAGCTGCTAATTATAGTGAGGTGATTACTGAGGAGAAATTTGGTACGTTGAATCAAACTGCTGTTAGTTTCTTTGAGAATACAAAAGCTGAATTTCGTCCTAATCGTGTAATAACTAATGATAATGGGCCAGTCATTTATACCACACCAGATAATGATTTTGATGACTTGGAAATAGAATTGATATTTGCCCGTGGGTTATATTATGCTAATGATCAAGGTAGTTTATCCGAACATTCTGTGGGTATTAAAATTGAAATTAGTGTGTCAGGAGAGGAAAGTTATAGCACACTTGTAGCAGAAACCATAACAGATACAACTACTTCACCGAAACGAAAAAAGTATGTTTCGGGTGAGGCTTATACAGGCGGTTCATCCCCTACTGTAACAAGAGGTAATAAATATGATATAAAGGTGACAAAGACCTCAGCAGATTCAACGTCCAGTCGATATGCAGATGAATTGAGATTGGGTAGTTTGAGGGAGGTTTTAGATGACCAATTCATCTATCCTGGTATTGCTTTACTTGGAATTGAGGCTTTGGCTACAGACCAAATATCAGGTTCTGTTAGTGCATCTTGCATTCAAAAGGGTTTGATTGTCAATGTTTATGATGGGGTAAGTTGGAATTTGGAATGGAGTGATAATCCAGCTTGGGTTTTGTGGGATATTATCACCCGTCCAGTTATTAGTGGGGGTGGTGATTCAGCAAATCCATATGTTATATCAAGATATGATGGGGTTGATCCAAATAGATTGGATTTGGTAAAATTCTATGAGCTTGCCCAATTTTGTGATGATGATGATGTACCAGATGGTGAAGGTGGTTTGGAGCGGCGCATCCGATTCAATGGCGGGTTTGATACAGGGACTACGGTGTGGGGGGCAATGCAAAAGATTTGTGAAATTGCACGCTGTTCCGTAATCTTACAAGGCACTACCTATACCCTGGCAATAGATAAAGCCGACACAGCTGTGTTAGCTTTCAATGTTTCTAATATAATAGCCGATTCATTTCAAAAAATATACTTGCCACAAAGCGAGCTCATTAGTGAGATTGAAGTACAATATAGGGATGAATTACAAGATTATGAGCGAGTACCATTTTCTGTGGACAATCCCAATATCACTACAGGCATTAAAACTACACTTGAATTGTTTGGCATTACCAAACAAAGTGAAGCATGGCGTGCAGCAATGTTCCGTCTGGGCCAAAATGAATATCTGAAAACAACCGTGAAATTTGATGTGGATATAGATGCCCTTGCTTGTAATGTGGGGGATGTTATCTATGTTCAACACGATGTGCCACAGTGGGGTATTGGTGGGCGGGTAGTATCTGCTTCAAGTTTGCATGTCATAACAGACAGAGATTTGACTTATGAAAGTGGTCAAAGCTATTCCATATTGGTTCAAAAGTCTGCTGATGATGCTTTGAATGAACGAACTGTGTCATCTTGTTATAATAATATATCTTCAATCAATAGTGCATTGAATGAAATAATCATTGCAGGGGATTATACGGATGAATATAAAGATGGGGACACAATACGGATAACTAATTCAACTAACAACGATGGGGATTATGTGGTCAGCGGGGATTCTGTTGGGGATTCAAATTCAACCACAATTGCAATTGAAGGTATTTTATCCAGTGCGGTGGAAGATGGGGGTGTGTTTAATCTTCGTCGTGTAGTGGTAACATCTGTATTCAAAGATGCTAATTTGGTGGAATCCTCACCTGTTGAGGATGATAAATTTCACTTTGGTATATTGAATACGGATTTGCGAAAATTCAGGGTGATTCATATTTCCCGCAATGGGGAACAAGCAGCTACTATTACGGCAATTGATTACAATGAAGCTATTTATGCTTACGATGGTACAACCCCAAACAACCCAATAACAGGTTATACAGCCCCACCTTCAGCACAACAACTCGTTTTGCCACCTACGCTGAACGATTTGCATGCTTATTATCCGCCCAGCATAATTGAGAATGGTTTGACAATAGATATTCCTCTTACCACAAATTTGCAATGGAATAGTGATACACCATCGGCAGGTTATGTATCCTGGTCGAAAACAGATGGGGTCAATCCAATTTTAATTCGATACAAGGGCACTACTTATGAAGTGGCGGTGGGTAATGGTAATAACACTTACATTATTGGGATGTAGCCAG